GGTCCTGGGGCATGCGCATCTAATTCCAGCGGGGAGGGAATGATGAGCTACGATCGCGAATTTAGATGGATGGTCAGGGCGGTTTGGGGGTTACTGGCGTTGAACGGCGGGCTGGCAATCGAGCGGGCGTTCCATCGCGACTGGAGCACTATGGTCGCGTACTTGATCTGGTTCGGCAACCTCTGCTACTGGCGGCGGGTCATGAAGACCCAGCAGCGCATGCGAGACTTAATGCGCCTGCACGAAGCGGCCTTCATGAAGGTGCTCGCAGAGGTCAGCCGCGGTCAGTACGACGATCTCTGAACAGGGTCATCGCAGACAGTGTACCAGCGCGGCCGCCAGGATCACGTTCAGCAGCATCGACGCCAGCAGCAGACGGCGGTATCGCATTACCTCGCGGTACGGCGTCCACGCGCTTGTCTTGAACATTTCTTCATTCTGCTTCATCGGTCGCCCAAGGTCCACGCCACCAGCATGATCAGCAGGAAAAGCACGAGGCCGGGCCAGCCGCCGGCGATCGCGCGCACGTAGTCCCTCATTCCGCATCCACGCCGACCTGGCGCAGCCAGGCGCGGTCGATGCCGTCGAAGCGGCGGTCCAGGTGCCACTCAACCAGAGCCTCGAGGTAAGCCTCGAGGGTCTGGAAGGATTCGAGCCGGGGCTTAGGCTGCATTGCGCCCTCCGGATTTACTGGCGTTGATGTAGGCCGTGACGACGAAAGACTTGACGTCTTCAGGCTTCACGCTGTTCCCGTGACGCTCCGACGCGGCGTGCAAAACCGCTGCGTAAACATCAACCAACGCCGTCGTCTCCATGATCAACCGCGAGCTAAACTCCGCAACCGCGGGCGCGAGGCGCTCGGCGGCCGCCGGCCGCGCAGGCGCGGCAGCCTGGACCGCAGGACGCGGCGCCGGCGGCGCCATGATTGCGAGCGTGCCGTCGCCAAGCTCGCCCACGGTCTGTGCCTTGCGGCGCTGCACCATGTCGATTGAGGCGCGCAGCTGCTCTTCCAGCGTGGGCGAGTCCGCGGGTTCCCCGGCAACCTGCGGCGTGTAATACACGCGCTCGGGCAGCTTGCTCTTGAAGGGCGCCGGCGGGCGCACGGCCCGCGGAGCTTCCGGCTGCGCGGCCAGCGGCTCGCGGCTCACGACGAACTCGGTGAGGCGGCCGTTCTTCGTCTTGTTAATCCAGAAGCACTCGCCCTTGGCAACGTGCAGCGCGTTGATCCGCGCGGAAACCAACGGCGTGACGTACATCACGCGGCCATCGGTCGTCGAGTACATGTGGCGATCGTCGCCGCCGTCGAACTGGCTCGGGAAAATGCGGGGCTCGGTGTAGCGCAGCGCGACTTCCACCGGCCGGTTGAATTCAAACTTGATGACTTCAGACATTTAGTTGTTCTCCTGGTTCAGGGTTCTTTTGGCGTACTCGGGAAAGATGAGGAACTCGCGGCGGCAGGGATCAGAGCAATAGATCGAATCGTGCCGGGTGGGTTGGGTCTTGCAGTTGACGCAGGCCTGCGGCGCTGTGACGCGGCCGGCGGATGAAAACGACGCCATGAAGGCGCCGGCGGGCATGCCTTTGCGGGTTGCCATTATGCGGCCCTCCCCATGCGAGCGATGGCGGCAAGCCGCCGCGCGTCGATCGCATCGCGGTATTCGCGCGATTTTTCGGCCGTCAATATCGGCAAGCCGAGAGCCGCGAGACGTGCGGCGATGTCGGCTTGCTCCTGGAGTTGTTCGGGTGTCAGGTTCATTTATGCAGCCCTCCGGTCGTCGTGCGCAGCGCAGCCGCGCGCGTCGTAGTAATCCACGTCCATGCGGACGCAGGTGCATTCGTTGGCTTCCAGCGCGAGCTGCGCTTTGCATTCCGCGATGCAAGCGGGGCACGCGAAGAAGTTCCAGTCGGGCTGAAAGGTGAGCGAGGCAGCGTCTTTGCCGCAGCCGTCGCAGACGGGCAGTTCCGTCATTGCGGGCGGGAAATCGCGCCCTTCGTCCGAATCAATGTAGTCGATGAGTTCCATGTTGTTTTCTCCGGTTTAAAGCCCCTCGGCTCTAAAACCATTATGCTTGACTACCGCTAGTAATGCAAGCGAAAAATGCAACTATTTTCTAGCGCTAGTCAAGCTGCTACACTGTTGGTGCATGGCAAAGAAGAAAAACGCTGCTGCCGTGGCTCTTGCCAAACGACGCATGACGGCTATGAGCCCGGAGGATCGCGCTGCCGTCGCCAGGTCTGGAGGCCTGGCGGGTGGTAAGGCGCGCTCTGATGCGCTCACGCCTGAGCGCCGTAAGGCGATTGCCAAGAAGGCCGCGGCCGCCAGGTGGGGTAAGAAGGCGGAGTGAATTTATGGTCAGTAAAGATACCGACCGTTTTGGATGGATGCGCGAAACAGCGCAACACTTGCGAAACGGCGAGCTCGCCGTTCTCGATTTCGAGGCTATCGCGGACTGGTTCGACGAAGTGAGCAACTCAGACCGGCGGGAGGTGGTAAGCCGTCTGCGGTGCATCATCGAACATCGCCTGAAGCTCGATTACGTCACCGGTCCGGATCTGGAGCGGAACCGGCGCGGGTGGGACGTCACCGTCAGCGAACAAGCTGGGCAGCTTGAATCGATCTTCGACGAAAGCGCCAGCCTGCGCCGGCATCTCACGCCTGAATTACTCGCAAAGACGTACGCCTCGGTGCGGCGCAGCGTTGCCAAGGCGTATGGCATCAATCCACCGACCGACTGCCCCTACGGATACCCGCAATTGCTCGAAGAAACCAAGTAGCGCAAAATAGCGCCATATGCCCGCGAAGAAAACAACGCCGTCCCGCGTGGCCGTCTTCCTCGAGGCCTACGCCGGCAGCGGCAGCGTGACGGCCGCGGCCAAGGCCGCCGGGATCGACAAGACGATGCACTACCGGCGGTTGGAGACGGACGCCGAATACCGCAAGAGATTCGAGGCGCTACAGGATCGGGTCGGTCAGGAGATCGAGGACGTGCTCGTCGATCGCGCGATCAACGGCGTCAAGCGGCAATTGCACTGGCGCGGTAAGCCGATGAAGACGAGGGACGGCCACCTGGTCTATGAGATCGAATACGACAATCAGTTAAGCGTGACGATGGCGAAGCGCTTCCGCCCGAAGCTCTATCGCGAACACGTCGTCCAGGAGCACACCGGCCAGATCAACCTCGTTGAGCGGCTGGAATCGGCCCGTGCGCGCCTGATCGCGATCAAACGCGACGAAGACGAGAAGAAATTCAGCGGCGTTCTCGGTCAGTCCAGCTAAACGCTCCAATCAAAACCCCTCTAAACCCCTCGCGCGTTTGAGGTTAGCCTAAAAACAGGGTGTTTTTTGGGCGGTTTTGCGTTGCATCTGTTGCATCTGAGGTGCGCGAAGCGCACAATTTGCGGAATGCTCACAGTCCTCAGATTGTTGACAATTAAAGACAAACAGGTTTTGTTTGTCTACTATTATATTTTTGCTATCGCCACGATCGGATCTTGTTGAACCGCGCATCACTCGCGGCCGCGGTGAGTTGCGCATAAATCATCGTGTTCTGAATGTTCTTGTGGCCGAGGTGATCCTTCACGTGCGCGATGTCCAGCTCGTGCTCGCTCAACAGCGAAGTGGCGCAGGTATGTCGCAGCGCGTGGAAGTGCCGCTTGTCTTCTGGAATGCCGGCCTTCTTGCCGTAGAACTTCGCCAATTCATCAAGCCGCTTACGTGAGATCGGCTTGTCCTTTTTCGATAGGAAGATCGGGCCTGGCGCAGTTCCCCGCTTCTTGATCCACCGACGCAGAGCTTCCGCGGCCGCCGGCACGATCCGCGTCTCGCCGCTGATGGAGTTCTTCAGCCGGTGGATCATAAGCCGGTCATTCTCCATCCTCGCGGCCGGCATCCAGTCGGTCATCTCGAGCATACCGATCTCGCTCGCCCGCAAGCCGTGATGGTAGCCGATCCGGAAGATCGCATAATCCCGCGGGCTTTTGAAACAGGCCGCCAGAAGCGCCCGTATCTCGTTTGCAATCATATACTTAAGGCGAGGTTTAGGGCGTTTGTCTAACCGGACAGAATAGTTATTGTGTCCGGTAAGGTCATCTGAAACCCCTGTGTTTATTGGGGTATCGGCCTTTTTGCCCCTTCGTTCGGGGAATTGTTTTGTCCGGTAAAGATCCGCCATAATCCTTTACCAGTAGCACACTCACTCAAGGCCGTGTGCATCGTTATATCCGGTATGGATGAGGTCGATTCCGTCCCGGCTACCACGCCGGCAGGCTCACAGAGCGAGCCTGGCCCCAGGCGTAGACGCAAAAAAACCGGGCGTCCATGAAGGGCGCCCGGTAAGTGGAGTAAAAAGAAGTTCGGGTTAACGAATC